ATTTATGCTGGCAACGTTGACATTCGTCATCATTTATGCCGCCAATTAGATCCAGAAGGATCAGCTAGAAAACTAGTCACAACACTTAAGATTCAACTTGAGTGGTTACAACAAAGCGGTAAAATAGGAACTTTTGAGGTAACTGCTCCATACCCGATTGAGCACGAAGAAAGAAAAATACCTAAAACTGGATTTTACAAAGGCACACCATTTTATGGATCTTGGCCAACACGAGATAGACTTATGGGCATTATTACTAATGAAATGAAATACCAATTTGAGAATGTTCATCAATGGCCAACAAATTGGTACATGATAGATCCAGAAGATTATGCTAAAACTTATATGGAAAAACCTGGGTCTGTCCATTTATCTCCTGAGTTTTATGAATGGGATTTAGTTAATAACTATGAAAACTTTTCTCCTGAAGTATATCCAGGGAAGTTATTAGATGTCTAAAATAACTGAAACTATTTATTGGGAAGACTTTAAGAAGTATTACGAGAAGGCTGTTGTTTTGCAAACAATTAACATTGCTAGTGAAAACGGTCGTGATACATCTGAAGATCTTCACGTAGATGATCCGTTGCAACATCACATCACAATCTATGACACGGTAGATCGTGAGTTTGCTGGATTTAGTAATGCTATCCAGCAGATTTGGTATGGCTCTAATAATCCAAAAAAGTGGCAAATTGACAGTCGTTTTGACGGTTACAATTTACACACAATGGATTGGTTTTATCTATTTATGATTCACAGAGTTACTGGATCAGGCGCTTCCTTTAGTTATGACCATGGATTTAGAAATAGCATACTTTCGGATATGGCGCTAAAAACAGATAACATGATTCATATGAGAAATTATGTATTAAGTGAAATGAGAACTGGTAGACCAATATTTACGAGCATTGGTAATCAAATCCCACAATTTCCAAAACCAAATGCAGAATATCCACGTGGATCTCAGCTCTATATCTCAGAATATATGCCGCATTTAGTTAAAGATTTTTATACTCATTTGTCTTACAATCCATTGACAATGTCAATTAGAGATGGAGTGGACTGGATCAATGAATGGCACAAATCGAGAGGTCTAAAATGTTTTCACTTTGTAATGACCGCATTCGTGATGGATGTTGCTCAGTATTTTCCTGATTTAATAGATCCATGGAGCAGAGTTAATTACGGTTCTAATGCAATTCAAGCATTAAACTTAATATTTAAGAACGAAGGTTACAAACAAAAAGACTTTCTAGATGCTGCAATGGATCGTATTTGTGAGGAATTTAGATCTCCATATGACCCACGTGACCATCAAAGAAATCTAGGAAAAGGTTTAAGCCTAGAAGATGTTGCTTGTGACTATGTCCGATATGTTGAATGCTATGTACCAAAAGGTTATGAACATCTCAAACCATGGCAAGTGACAAACAAATCACTTATACCTCATCACACAAAACATTGGACTTACAACAAACATTTGGAGGCTCACAATGTTTAAGATAACCACAGATTCGTCAAGTAAGTACTCGCATCGGCATAGAGATCAGTGGTTAGATCTTGCTGGTGATTGGACTGATGAAACACAAGCGCCAAATATAGGTACATTTCATGGAGCAACAATATGGGATGACTCTGTAACTGGAGTTGGCACAAAAGGTCGATGGGGAGATCTATTGGTCAAAACTATGGAATCAGATCATTTAGTTTATGTACAACCAAGAGTAGGTTGGGCAGGAGTTTCGTTAGCTGCTCTTGCAAAGAAATATAACAAAAAGTTAACTTTGTTTATGCCTTCCTCAAAAGTTGTCAGTGACCATCAATTGGTCTGCATTGAAAGAGGAGCAAATCCAATCTTTCGAAGAATTGCAGCAATGCCAGTTCTAAACAAATATGCCAAAGATTGGGCAGAACAAAATAATGCTCAATTCGTGCCATTTGGTTTAGATCATCCCTTAGTTGTTGCGGCTGGAGTTAAATCTACAATCCAACAATGGGGAGACCGAGATGAACCAAGAGATGTTGTATCAGTTATTAGTACAGGAGTTCTCACAAGAACTCTCCAAATTGCTTGGCCAAATGCAACCTTCCATGGAATTGCAGTTGCAAGAAACCTACATCCAGGAGAGATTGGAAGAGCGGACGTTACAACTTACCATAAAGCTTTCAGAGAAAAAGCTGACCATGCAGACAAAATCAATGAGGAAATTAACTCCGCACCAACATATGATTGCAAAGGTCTAGAAAGATTTATGTTGGACAAAACATCTGCTCCTAAAACACCTTCAACTTTATTGTGGAATGTAGCAGGTGACGTAAAACCAGTTATAATGGACCATTCACAAGTTGATAGTTTCAGAGAATGGGGTGAGGTTAGATGATTACAATCATCGAAGGTTCTGATGGAACAGGTAAAACAACTTACGCTCAAAAGTTAACTGAACGATACAATGCACAATATTTGCATGCTGAACAACCAAGATCTAGATTATGGGTTGATGAATATATTCGACCATTAACTTCTAGCAACATGGTATTAGATCGATGGCATTTAGGTGAAGTTGTATGGCCAAAGATCTATGGAAGAGTATCATTATTTGATGAAACAACATTTGATTATTGCAATTGGGAACTTGCTAAACTAGGAGCTAGGTTAATACTATTAACAAGATCAGAAGATGCGATAGCTGAAGAATTGTTAAGACGAGGTGAAGAACTAGAGATCGATTTTGTTTTACACTCAAGATCTTTATTTGTAGAAGCTTTTAGACAAGTAAAATATTTAGACAAAACAATAATCCATAGTGAGGTGGTTAGGTAATGCATATAATTACAGAAAATCCAAGCGAAGCTTTAGAGTTAGCAACTCAATATGTAATTGAGCATGGTGAAGCAATATCTCCTCGTGGTATGGTTACTAGAGAGCTGCTTAACGTCACTTTACAAGTTGAAAAGCCATGGAACATACCTGTATCTATGGAAAACCGTAAACTTAACCACAATATTGGTATTAAAGAAGCGTTACAACTTGTTGGACAAGTTACTGATCCAGAAGCAATGATAGATACCAGTCAAGTGTTTGGAAAGTACATGGATAATGGAATACTTCATGGTGCTTATGGTCCACGAATTCACGGCAATCTTAATAAGGTTGTAGATCAATTAAAGAAAGATTACTCTACAAGACAAGCAGTTTTGACTATATTCGACTCAAATAAAGATCTAAATGTCGACGTAAAAGATGTTCCTTGTACATTAAACTTGCAGTATTTCATTAGAGACAATAAGTTAATTGCTAGAACAAATATGAGAAGCAATGACGTATTCTTAGGTCTTCCATATGATCTGACTCAATTTATTGCATTACAAGGTGCAATTGCCAAAGCTTTAGACATTGAAATGGGTCAATATGTACATGTTGTAGGTAGTTTACACATTTACGATGAACACATTCCACAAGCACAATGGATTAAAGCATACTTTAATGGCTCATTTAAGGATTACGAACCAATGTGGACTGGAAATACAATTGGCGAGATTAGTCATACCGCTAGATCTATTCTTAAAGGCAATATTCCAGATCATTTGACTCGCTTTGAAAGATTCTTGGCAGGTAAAATCAATGACTGAGCCTGTTGCTAGATGTGAAGCATGTGGAGCATGGACGTATCTGTATGCTTTAGATAAACTTATGGGTAATCCGCATTTTTGCATTGATTGCAAGGCTAAACAGAAAGGGAAACGCCGTGTTGCCTAATCAAACCGAAGTAGTTAAGCGATTAAGCGAACTTTCTCGTATGCTTGATGCTGCAACAGATGAAATTGCTGCCAGCGATGATAAAGCAGTAAAAGCAAAAGGTTCTTATGAGGTTGCCTATGCAAGATCTTTCCTTCAATCAAATGGATCGATGGACGTCCGAAGACAAGAGGCAATTTTGGCTTGCGCTGATTTACGTTTAGCAATGGAAATTGCAGAGGCAGAGGTAAGAGCAATTAAAGAACGTATAAACACTTTAAGATCTCAAATATCTATTGGGCAATCACTGTCAGCTGCAATTAGACAACAGTTTAGCGCAGAAGGTGTTGGTCAATATACATGAGAGCAAGAAGTAAAAAAATGGCAAATAAGTACATTCAAAGACGAATTCTAGTTAGATATATGCTAGAAACTTATCCAATGTGCCAACGTTGTCATGTGAAAGCTTCAGAAGAAGTGCATGAAGTCAAAAGTAGAGCACGTGGTGGCTCTATTTTAGAAGTCGAAAATTGCCGTGCTCTTTGTCATAATTGCCATTTTTGGATAACAACCAATCCTGCAGAAGCGCTTAAAACAGGCTGGTTAAAGAATTCATGGGATAAGTAATGCCAACTTATGACTACAAATGCCAAAGATGTGGAATCACCGTTGAAGTCAGCCACTCAGTATCAGAACACGGTCCTCGATGTGATTGTGGAGAGGTTATGCAAAAGATTTTTACCGCTGTACCCGCTATTTTCAAAGGTAATGGATGGGGAGGCAAAGAATGACAAACCTATCTAGAAAACGTAGAGGTCGAGAGACTGAATTGATCTTTGCTGAATACCTAAAGCGAGAAGGTTGGATTTATGCTGAAGCAAGTAGTTCTTCAGCTGCAGGCACAGATATAAAAGGCGTTATCGGAGTTGATTGGGAATTGAAGGCTAGAGCAGACTTCGATCCTAAATCAGCAATGAAACAACAAGCAAAAAGAATCAAAGAAGGCGTTATCCCCATCGCTGTCTTAAGACAGAATGGACAAGGCGAAGCTGATATAGAAAATTGGCCAGCTTGTGTTCCAGTAAGCGTAATGATACAACTACTGAAAGAAGCGGGATACTTGTGACGATTAGAGATTTAGATTTTAAGGTTGAAGCAGCAGAATGGACTAAAAATGCCAATTGCACTGATCCAAGCATAGATCCTGATTGGTTCTTTCCTGATAGTGAACATCCAACTAATTTAGAACAAAGAGCAGCTTTAAGTATATGCAAGAATTGTCCAGTGCAAATGAATTGCTTAGGTTATGCAATAAAACATTGGCCAGTGTATGGAGTATGGGGCGGCATGAAAAATAAAGACATAAAAGATCTAGTCCGACAAATAAAGGAGCAAAAATGAGTGCAGCAATAACCATCAAAGGTCGTATAGGCAAAGATATGGACATCAAGTTTACACAACAAGGTAAAGCTTATGTTCCATTCAGCGTGGTGTCTAATACACGAAAGAAAGTTAATGATGAATGGGTAGATGCAGACACAAGTTGGTGGGAATGCAAAGCCTTTGGAGGTTACGCGGAGGCTCTTGTAGATAACATTAAACGAGGCGATCTGGTAACCATTACAGGAACGATTAAGCAAACGACATGGATTGACAAAGACGGTAATAAGCGCTCGTCATATGAGGTTCTGGTTGATACTATTGCCAAGCAAATTGTTGTGCAAAAATATCATGGCACTCCAAGAACTAAGAATCCAGATCCAGTTGCTTGGGATCCTACAGAAGCGGTGTTCTAATGTCAGTTAAAGCTATGACCTATGTATGGGAAAACTCTCCTTACAATGGCAATGCTTTAATTGTCCATTTAGCATTGGCAGATCATTGCGATGACCAAGGTATTTGTTGGCCAAGTCAACAATATTTGGCAGATAAGTGCAAGATCAGTGTAAGACAGATCCGTAGAATCATTCACCAAATGATTTCTGATAACTATTTGTTTATAGAACAGCATTCCAGAGCTGGCATTTCTAATAATCGTTACAGATTGTTATACAAAAAGCCGCAGGTCACTGATGTCCTGTCCACGCATAATGACGACCCTGAAAGTCCTGCGGCTGAGGTCACAGCTATGGCCAGCGGTAGAGGTCAAGCTGGTGGCCACCCTAATCATCATATAACCATCAATAATCATCAGAGAAAAGGTCCACCAGAAGAAGTTAAATTGTTAATGGAAAAGCTAAGGAAGAAAAATGGATAAATGCCTTAGTTGTAGAGGGGTAAGTGAGAAAGGTGCTTGTCCACATTGCAGAAGAAGATTAAAAAAAATGCTGAATGAGTTAATTGCATTCATAGATCTTCTTATTGCTAATCCTTCCCTAAGACAACAGGTATCTTCTAAACAAGAAGGTCGAGGCTCATTATCTGATAGATCAGTAATAAATATCCAGGTTGTAGATCTTATTGCTAAAACAGGTGTTCAAAGTGTTCTTCAAGCATGGTGTGAGTATGTAGTAGAAACAAGAGAGTTGGACACTAATTGCCTAAGATCTACAAAAGAAATAAACAAACTACATATGTTGCATCGTGTCTTGGATACTCATAATGAATGGTTAGCAGATAGTGAACTGTGGACTGATTACTACAATGAGATCAGAGAACCATGGACAACACTAAGAGGTATTATTTATGGTGAGAGAAAACCACCTAAGGCTGTTAAGTGTCCTGTACAAGATTGCATTGGTAGTTTAAGATTAGAACCTAATGGTGATGTCCATTGTCTACACGACAACACACATCAATGGGCATATGAGCAATGGTCAAGATTGGCTAAGCTCATGGTAGAAACCTCTGTACAATCACAGTGATGTAATTTATAATAGGGATTACCGAACTACAGCTATCTAAAAAATCGGACGCTAATGAATAAACCATGCTTAGATTGTGGTGTATTAGCAAACAAACCTAGATGTCCTATGTGCAATAAGAAGTATCAGAAGTTCAAAGCAACCTCTCGTCCTTCACGTGCAGATAGGGGTTACGATGCAAATTGGAAAAGGTTATCAAAACAACTAAGACTATTGCAACCTTATTGTTCTATTTGTAAAGCAACCAACGATTTAACTGTGGATCACATAATCCCGTTATCGAGTGGTGGTCTCACAGTTGAATCCAATCTTCAAGTCCTATGTAGACGATGCAACAGCAGCAAAGGTACTTCCAGTCCTGAATAACAATTTGTTATACTAAATCCCATAGAGGGCCAACGGGTGGTATGGTATGGCCTAAAACTACATGTAAAAACTACGCTGGATAC